TTGTATAAACCAGCACGAACCTGAACAACATATGGATTTGTTGATGTCGCGTCTGTAATACTGTCAACTGCCGCTTTAACTGAATAATAATCAACGCCAACACTACCAGAAGTTCCTACACGCAATACATTTTTTGCGGATGTAAGATATGAAGGCAGTGTATATTCTACTTCATTTGTTGTAGCGTTCCAAACAAGGGCATTTGTACTTGAAGTAGTAAACGTCGGATTATTATAGTATATTGAGCCAGTTATATCCAGTGATCCTGTAAGATATACATCTTGTATTAGAGGATTTATATAAGAAGATGTGGATGAAAAACTGGACGATAGTCCATATGACGAAGTGATAGAATAGCTTGATGTTCCAAATAATGAACCTGTGAAACCATTTAATGCTGTAATTGACCCCGAAGCAAATACATTTCCGTATTTTGTTACATTAAATTTTGAAATGCTTCCAGATTGCAAATCCATCAGCATTGATGCGGTGCTGGAAACATCGGCTCCTGTCACATCTATTGAGAAACCTGTGCGTACTGTGCTGGAATTTCCTTGTGACCAGTCGGCTATTCCTACAAACGGAGCAATACCATTGTTTGCCCCATTAACTTGCAAATTTGTGCCTATAAGGAATGTGGTGGTTCCATTATGAGTAAAAGATTTACTGCTTCCATATCCCCCATCAAAATTAAATCCACCAGCCGCATAAATCATTCCGTTTTTATTAACACCCAATTTACTGGCTCCATTGACCTGCAAATCTACTAATTTAGAAGAAGCTCCGCTATTTGTATTCGTTACATTTGCTCGGATTGTGGTGAAATTAGTCGCCGCATTATTCCAACTTTGTGTGATATCCAAAGACGGATTATTCGTCGTAATAACTCCGCTATTTATGGCAATAGAACCCGTAACAAATACACTTCCACTTACATCAAGTGTTGCACTTGGTGTTGATTTGTTTATACCAACAAGCGAACCACTATTGTATATTGACCCGGTTGTTAGTACCGTGGCACCATCGAATATAGCGGCGTAGTATTGAGTACCGCCATTTATAGTACCAGCTCCAGAAGTACCACTTGTTCCAGACGTTCCATCTGTTCCGGAAGTGCCGGATGTACCACTTGTTCCTGAAGATCCTGATGTACCGCTTGAGCCTGAAGTTCCAGACGTTCCAGACGTTCCAGACGTTCCATTTGTTCCAGAAGTGCCTGAACTTCCTGATGTTCCACTCGTACCATCCGTACCAGACGTACCGCTTGAACCAGAAGTTCCTGAGCTTCCGCTTGTACCACTTGAACCCGACGTACCACTTGTTCCATCTGTTCCTGATGTACCGCTTGAGCCACTAGTTCCGCTGCTCCCACTTGTTCCAGAAGTTCCTGATGTGCCGTCTGTACCAGATGTTCCAGATGATCCGCTCGTACCAGAGCTTCCGCTAGAACCACTCGTTCCATCTGTGCCGCTTGTTCCAGATGATCCAGAAGTTCCTGAACTACCACTCGTTCCAGAGCTACCTGATGTGCCGCTGCTACCACTTGTACCAGACGTTCCATCTGTTCCGGAGGTACCACTTGTTCCTGAAGATCCTGATGTTCCACTTGAACCAGATGTTCCAGAGCTTCCACTAGTTCCATCTGTGCCGCTTGTTCCAGACGATCCGGAAGTTCCTGAACTACCGGATGTACCACTTGAACCACTTGTACCTGATGTTCCATCTGTTCCCGAAGTTCCACTACTTCCAGATGTACCTGAACTTCCAGATGTTCCGCTCGTACCATCTGTGCCGCTAGTTCCTGAGCTGCCTGATGTACCGCTCGATCCACTTGTTCCTGAACTACCGCTTGTACCTGATGTTCCATCTGTTCCCGAAGTTCCACTACTTCCGCTTGTTCCCGATGAACCAGAAGTACCAGATGTGCCACTTGTTCCAGAGCTACCAGAAGTTCCATCGGTACCAGAGGTACCTGAAGTTCCGCTTGTACCATCTGTTCCACTGGTTCCACTTGAACCTGACGTTCCCGAAGATCCGCTGGTACCCGAAGATCCAGATGTTCCCGAACTACCGGAGGTGCCACTTGTACCTGATGTTCCGTCTGTGCCAGAGGTTCCACTCGATCCAGACGTTCCTGAAGAACCACTACTTCCAGAAGTTCCATCCGTTCCAGATGTACCTGAGCTTCCCGATGTTCCTGAAGACCCGGATGTACCAGAGGTTCCACTTGTACCAGAAGATCCACTTGTTCCATCTGTTCCGCTAGTACCAGATGTTCCTGAACTACCTGATGTACCACTTGTGCCTGATGATCCAGATGTTCCATCTGTTCCTGATGTACCGCTTGTTCCAGAACTTCCCGAAGTGCCGCTTGAACCGCTTGTTCCGGATGTTCCGTCTGTACCTGAGGTGCCTGAAGTTCCGCTTGTTCCTGACGATCCACTTGTACCAGAGCTACCCGACGTACCGCTGGTCCCGCTTGTGCCGCTTGAACCAGAAGTTCCATCGGTTCCACTTGTTCCTGAGCTTCCTGAAGTTCCCGATGTTCCACTTGTGCCATCCGTACCACTTGTTCCAGATGAACCTGAAGTTCCGCTTGATCCACTGGTACCAGATGTACCATCCGTTCCGCTTGTGCCCGATGTTCCACTACTTCCAGAGGTTCCGTCTGTTCCTGATGTTCCACTTGTGCCAGAAGAACCTGAAGTGCCTGAAGAACCTGATGTACCACTTGAACCGCTTGTTCCATCTGTACCACTTGAACCGGAAGTACCCGATGTCCCAGAAGTTCCAGAAGTTCCAGAGCTTCCACTTGTTCCAGATGTACCGTCAGTTCCAGATGTACCCGAACTGCCAGACGTTCCGCTACTACCACTCGTGCCAGACGTTCCATCCGTTCCGCTTGTACCCGAGCTGCCAGATGTTCCAGAAGTTCCAGAGGTGCCTGATGTACCATCCGTTCCAGAAGTTCCACTTGTTCCTGAGGTTCCTGAACTTCCGCTTGTACCATCAGTTCCAGATGTGCCACTTGTTCCATCTGTTCCTGAGGTTCCACTGCTTCCACTTGTACCAGATGAACCCGATGTTCCACTAGTTCCATCTGTACCGCTTGTTCCAGAAGATCCAGACGTTCCAGACGACCCACTTGTACCATCTGTACCACTACTTCCCGATGTTCCTGAGCTTCCGCTTGTTCCGGACGTTCCACTTGATCCGCTTGTACCAGAAGATCCGCTGGTCCCCGAACTACCAGATGTACCATCCGTTCCGCTTGTGCCAGATGTTCCACTGCTTCCGCTAGTTCCACTAGAACCTGAAGTACCCGATGAACCAGAGCTTCCTGACGTGCCGTCTGTACCGCTGGTGCCAGAAGATCCCGAAGTTCCACTGCTTCCAGACGATCCACTTGTACCGTCTGTACCAGAAGTTCCACTGCTTCCGCTAGTACCACTTGAACCTGAAGTTCCTGAACTTCCACTTGTGCCATCAGTTCCAGAGCTTCCTGACGTACCACTTGTACCCGATGTTCCATCTGTTCCTGAAGTACCGCTTGTTCCCGAAGAACCAGACGTTCCATCTGTTCCAGAGGTTCCACTTGTTCCAGATGAACCAGAAGTTCCCGAACTACCAGATGTTCCACTGGTGCCGCTTGTGCCATCTGTACCAGAAGTTCCTGACGTTCCGCTTGAACCCGACGTGCCTGACGTTCCGCTCGTTCCTGAAGTACCATCTGTACCTGATGTTCCACTACTACCACTTGTGCCCGATGATCCACTTGTACCATCGGTTCCAGAAGTGCCACTAGACCCAGATGTTCCCGAACTTCCGCTCGATCCGCTTGTACCGTCTGTACCGCTTGTGCCGGATGATCCGGATGTACCGCTTGAACCACTAGTTCCACTGCTACCACTGGTTCCATCAGTTCCAGATGAACCAGAAGTACCAGATGATCCACTTGTACCATCTGTACCAGAAGTTCCTGACGTACCGCTTGAGCCTGACGTGCCCGACGATCCACTAGTTCCCGAAGTACCATCAGTTCCTGAGCTTCCTGACGTACCACTTGTTCCGTCGGTTCCACTTGTACCAGAGCTTCCTGATGTGCCACTACTTCCACTTGTTCCAGAACTGCCTGAAGTTCCTGATGTTCCATCCGTACCACTGGTTCCACTGGTTCCCGATGACCCAGACGTTCCACTACTACCACTTGTACCAGAACTTCCAGAAGTTCCATCGGATGGATAAGGTATAACCGATACATTATAGTAAGTTGAATTTGAGTATGCGCCGTTGTATGATAGAGCCGTCAATCCGGACATTATCATTGCACCATTACTATTTACAGTAAGTCCAGTTACCTTGTAAACTCCATAAGTCGATGGAACATTTTCTTGACTAATTTGAACGAGGAATTTTCCAGAAGCATTAAACAATCCTGTTACATAACCTTCCCAATTCGTTGAGTTTTGATCAACTCTGTTAATATAAAGCGTTGTTGGGTCCGAGAAATTAACACCCGTTCCAACTTCTTCTAACTGACCAGAGCCAGAAGCTTTATTTCCTGCAACATAATACCACAAACTGGTTCCCACCGCGTTTGCCCCATCATTTCCAGAAGTTCCACTGCTACCACTCGTTCCTGAAGATCCGCTTGTACCACTCGATCCAGATGTTCCAGAGCTACCCGAAGTCCCACTCGATCCGCTAGTACCATCTGTTCCCGATGTACCGCTTGTACCACTCGTACCAGAACTTCCTGAACTTCCACTTGTTCCGTCAGTTCCGGATGTTCCTGAAGTTCCACTTGTTCCAGAACTACCAGATGTACCACTACTTCCTGATGTTCCGCTTGTACCGTCTGTACCTGATGTTCCAGAGGTTCCTGAACTACCTGATGTACCGCTTGAACCAGAAGTTCCAGAGCTTCCACTTGTACCATCTGTACCTGATGTACCACTACTACCGCTTGTGCCTGATGATCCTGAAGTTCCGTTTGTCCCGCTACTGCCACTGGTCCCATCGGTTCCGGATGTTCCTGAAGTTCCACTTGTTCCAGAACTACCTGACGTTCCACTTGAACCCGACGTTCCACTTGTTCCGTCGGTTCCACTTGTACCAGATGTACCAGAGCTACCAGAAGTTCCGCTTGAACCATCTGTACCGGAAGTACCGTCTGTTCCTGAAGTTCCACTACTTCCAGAAGTTCCTGATGTTCCGTCTGTTCCGCTTGTTCCTGAAGATCCAGACGTTCCATCTGTGCCACTTGAACCGGAAGTACCCGATGTCCCAGAAGTTCCGCTCGAACCACTTGTTCCAGAAGTGCCATCTAATCCGCTTGTTCCTGATGTACCACTAGTTCCAGATGGAGTTAATGCAAAACTTGCTGTAACGGCGTATGAAGATGTGCCATGCAAAGAACCAGTTATTGCACCGGAAGATACATGCAAATTACCAACCAAATCCAAACCACCTGATGTTATTGTAACAATGTTTGTATATGGTTGTGAAGAAACTTTGAATACATGGCCAGTCGAAAGAGTGTCATCTACATCATAATAAAAACCAGAAGCATCATGGTTCCCAATTGTTATCAGTCTATTTCCAGAACTATCATACCATTTTAATGATGGGCTTCCAACATTTCCTTGGAAATATATTTTTTCTCCGTCTATGTCGCCAAGAGATATTCCATAAGGATGTTGAACAAGTATATTTAGATCACTGACCAGATCATTTCTAATGGCCGACGCGGTCAGTTCATTGACTGTTATGTTATTTGTATTATCAAATGCAAATCCACCACCATTACTAAGTTGATAAGAACTTGTTATAGTTCCACCACTTAAAGCATAAGAAGCGGTGATTGAGTAAGAAGAGCTTAGTGCCGAATCAGCGTAACTGGCTGTTCCTGCGAAAGAACTTGTATTTGATACACTTGAAGATATGTTATTCCAATCACTAGCTCCAGCATTTAAAGCGTATGATGCTGTAAAAGAATTAATTGCCCAACTTGCTGTACCAAAAAGAGAACCTGTTATTTTGTTCGCATATAAAGAACCTGTTACTCTAGCGTCTCCGTGTATATCAAGACTATAAGACGGAGCATTAGTCCCAACGCCTATATATGAACTTGTTACAACAAATACATTTTTTCCATATTCTCCAGCTATAACTTTATCTGCATATATTTGAAATATAGGATTCGTTTCTAAATCTCCAATGGATACAATAGCGGCGGACTTTGTTGTATCGGAAACTATAAGAAGGTTTCCTTGTTCGTCACCTTTAAATATTAATTCTCCAGAAGCTGAAACTTCTAATCTAACATTTGACGTTTGACTTCCAGAAAAATACCACATTGAAGCGGTAATTTTATTGGTCATTATATTTCCGCCAGAAACAACTAAAGTTGTATCATCAAATAACAATCCAGCGGATGCAGTGGCTGCATCTGTTGATCCATCCGATATCAATATTCTATAAAGACCCGCATTGTCTATTGTTGTAAATCCAGCACCATTCGTTCCACTGGAACCAGATGTACCACTTGTACCATCTGTTCCGCTTGTACCATCTGTTCCGCTTGTACCCGACGTTCCATCGGTTCCAGAAGTTCCGCTTGTGCCTGAGCTGCCTGATGTTCCAGAGCTACCAGAGGTTCCTGAAGTTCCGGATGTTCCTGAGCTTCCACTTGTACCGTCTGTTCCAGAAGAACCAGACGTTCCTGAGGTTCCATCAGTTCCACTTGTGCCTGAAGTCCCAGAAGATCCACTTGTTCCGTCTGTACCACTTGTACCTGAAGAGCCTGATGTACCACTTGAACCGCTTGTTCCACTAGTTCCATCTGTTCCCGAGGTGCCGCTGCTCCCGCTTGTTCCAGAGCTTCCACTTGTACCATCGGTTCCAGATGTACCCGAACTACCAGATGTTCCGCTTGAACCGCTTGTTCCCGACGTACCGTCCGTTCCAGAAGTTCCACTGGTGCCTGATGAACCCGAAGATCCGCTTGTACCGTCTGTTCCGGATGTGCCACTTGTTCCTGAGCTACCGGAAGTTCCTGAAGTACCACTGGTGCCGTCAGTTCCAGATGTTCCTGATGAACCGCTCGTTCCACTACTTCCAGATGTTCCATCTGTACCACTAGTACCAGAAGTTCCACTACTGCCGCTTGTACCAGAAGACCCAGATGTTCCATCCGTGCCGCTTGTTCCTGATGATCCAGATGTACCCGAAGATCCACTGGTTCCGCTAGTTCCATCCGTGCCAGATGTTCCAGAAGTTCCTGAACTACCACTTGAACCAGAAGTACCATCTGTACCGCTGGTACCACTACTTCCAGATGTTCCTGAGCTTCCGCTTGTTCCTGAAGAACCACTGGTTCCATCTGTACCAGACGTGCCTGAACTTCCTGATGTTCCTGAAGATCCAGAAGTGCCATCCGTGCCAGATGTTCCACTTGAACCATCGGTTCCACTTGTGCCGGATGTGCCCGATGTGCCATCTGTGCCAGAGGTTCCACTTGATCCGTCGGTACCACTTGTTCCCGATGTTCCTGAACTACCAGACGTTCCATCAGTACCATCTATGCCAGAAGTTCCACTGCTTCCGCTTGATCCGTCTGTACCGGACGTTCCATCGGTCCCACTTGTTCCAGAGCTTCCGTCAGTACCCGAAGTTCCGCTTGATCCATCAGTGCCACTCGTACCACTTGTTCCTGAGGTTCCGTCTGTTCCGGATGTTCCAGAAGATCCATCCGTTCCAGAGGTTCCACTGGTTCCATCCGTACCGCTTGTGCCTGAGGTGCCATCAGTTCCAGATGTTCCCGATGTACCACTACTTCCAGAAGTACCATCGGTTCCAGATGTTCCTGAAGATCCAGCGGTTCCTGAGCTTCCACTTGTTCCATCAGTACCAGAAGTTCCGCTTGTGCCAGATGTACCATCTGTTCCTGAGGTTCCACTACTTCCATCTGTTCCAGATGTACCGCTACTTCCATTTGTGCCAGAAGATCCGCTTGTACCGGAGGTTCCATCAGTTCCGCTCGTTCCACTGGAACCGGATGTTCCAGAACTTCCGCTTGTTCCTGAAGTTCCATCTGTTCCACTTGTGCCCGAAGTTCCAGATGAACCACTCGTACCATCGGTTCCACTGCTACCGGACGTACCACTTGAACCACTGGTTCCATCTGTACCAGAAGTTCCTGAAGATCCAGACGTTCCGCTTGAGCCATCTGTTCCAGAACTTCCACTCGTTCCATCCGTGCCACTTGTGCCTGAAGTTCCAGAGCTTCCAGACGTACCACTGCTACCGCTTGTTCCATCCGTTCCGCTGGTTCCAGATGTACCATCCGTTCCACTTGTACCAGAGTAGCTTAATGCGTAAGAAGCCGTCACCGCATAAGAAGAGGAAATTGAATTTAATGCCCAACTTGATGTTGCTTCAACATTTCCGTTTACACTCAAACTTCCTGTAAGTGCTATTGAACCAGTAACCAATAAAGATCCTGTCAATTCAAGAGTGTCAGCATTTGTAGAAAATATCAACGACCCACTATCTCCAATAAAGTTTGCTGAACCTGTTATGGTTATGGATCCAGAAATAACTACATCTTGGTTAAGCTGATTTACATAACTTGCTGTTTGAGAATAAGACGAACTCAGTGCTGAATCTGCATAACTTGCTGTGCCTGCAAAAGAGCTTGTACTTGATACACTTCCTGATATATTATTCCATACACTCGCTCCGGCGTTTAATGCGTAAGAGGCTGTACCAGAATAAGAAGCGCTTAACGCTGAATTAGCATAACTTGCGGTTCCTGCAAAAGAACTTGTATTTGATACGCTAGAAGATATATTGTTCCATTCACTTGCTCCCGCATTCATTGCGTATGAAGCGGTCAAAGAATTTAGAGCCCAACTTGCTGTGCCAAATAAAGATCCTGTAATATCGTCGGCGTAAAGAGATCCTGTTATTCGTGCGTCTCCGTGAACGTCTAAACTGTGAGACGGAGAGTTAGTTCCTATACCAATGTAAGAACTTGTTACAACAAATATATTTTGTCCATAATTTCCAAGAACAACTTTGTCCGAATAGACTTCAAACAGTGGATTTGTCTCCAAGTCGCCAACGGACATAATAGCCGCCGACTTAGTTGTATCAGAAACTATAAGAAGGTTTCCTTGACTGTCTCCTTTGAAAATAAGTTCGCCAGAAGCGGAAACTTCTAATCTTACATTTGATGTTTCACTACCAGAGAAATACCACATCGAAGCGGTAATCTTGTTGGTCATTATGTTACCACCCGAAACAATCAAACTTACATCGTCGAAGAGCAACCCAGCAGATGCCGTAGCCGCATCATTCGACCCGTCTGAGATTAATATTCTATAAAGACCGGCGTTAGCTACCGTTGTAAATCCAGCGCCGTCCGTACCACTAGATCCAGATGTTCCCGAACTTCCACTTGTTCCGCTTGATCCGTCAGTTCCGCTTGATCCACTTGTTCCAGAGGTTCCACTTGTTCCATCTGTACCAGAAGTTCCATCCGTTCCACTTGTTCCATCTGTACCAGAAGTTCCATCCGTTCCACTTGTTCCAGAAGTGCCAGATGTTCCATCCGTTCCACTTGTTCCAGAAGTGCCAGATGTTCCGCTGGTTCCGGAGGTTCCATCCGTTCCAGACGTTCCTGATGTTCCTGAGGTTCCATCCGTTCCACTTGTTCCTGAAGATCCTGATGTGCCACTTGTTCCATCAGTTCCACTTGTTCCTGAGGTTCCTGAGGTTCCATCTGTTCCACTCGTTCCATTGGTTCCGCTGGTTCCACTTGTTCCGTTTGTTCCTGAAGTTCCACTGGATCCCGATGTTCCACTGGATCCAGATGTACCAGAGCTACCAGAAGTTCCGCTTGATCCAGACGTACCACTTGTACCATCTGTTCCACTGGTTCCATCTGTTCCACTCGTTCCATTGGTTCCGCTGGTTCCACTTGTTCCGTTTGTTCCTGAAGTTCCACTGGATCCAGACGTACCACTTGATCCACTAGTACCGCTTGTACCACTCGTTCCGCTTGTTCCAGAAGATCCGCTTGTTCCATCGGTACCACTTGTACCATCTGTTCCACTGGTTCCATCTGTACCACTTGTACCATCCGTTCCAGATGTACCGCTTGAACCAGATGTTCCACTGGCGCCACTTGAACCAGATGTTCCGCTTGTTCCATCGGTACCACTTGTACCATCCGTTCCAGATGTGCCGTCTGTTCCACTAGTACCATCTGTACCGCTTGTTCCATCAGTTCCACTTGTTCCGCTAGTACCATCGGTTCCGCTTAACCCACTAGTACCAGACGTTCCTGATGTACCGTCTGTTCCACTAGTACCATCGGTTCCACTTGTTCCAGATGTACCCGAAGTACCGCTTGTGCCACTCGTCCCAGATGTTCCGCTTGTTCCAGATGTGCCACTTGAAGAGCCTAAAGAGTTGAGAGCATAAGAGGCGGTTATTGCGTTATAAGCCCACGAAGATGTTGCTGGTAATCCTATTAAATACGAAGCAGATACCGCATATGATGCTGTATCTGCCAAGGATGCGGAAACAGCATTTATTGCCCAAGAAGAACTTGCAGGAAGACCTTCTACATAAGAAGCGGTAATTGCGTGGCTTGCGGTAAGATAAGCTATGTTATCAGACCTTATACTACCAGATACGAGTAACTCTCCGGATATGCTACCGGAACCAAGTACGCTTACACCGTTTCTTATGATAAATTCGTTACTCATTCAATGGAACAATGGTTTTATATAAATATAAGAGGGTATATAAAAAATCTTATTATAAGATTGTCCTTAATATTTTTATATTCCAGGTTCCTACATTTGGGCCAGCGTGAAGATTTACGTATCCACTAGACATACTAGCAGATATAAATCCATCAACTGTGCCTATAGCATTTGTTCCATATTGAGTAAATCTACTTTCTTCTGTATTTTGATTCCAAATAAACATCACTTCACTGGTTTCAAAGTTTGTTCCATCGTTAATAGATAATAACCATTTACAGCTATTTCCAAGAGATCCTGTAAAAGAATCAATTGTTTGGGGAGAAGATACTCCTGTTGCCAATTTAGCATCCATATATACGGTGGATTGGTCTTTAATAATAAATCGATTGGCCGTAACCAAAGATGATGATATACTGCCTGTGACAACAGCGTTGGCATTTACTATCAGTCCGTTTTGTACAATAAACGGGTTGTTCATTCCATATGTATTGCTCATATCATAATCCTTACAAATTTCATAGTCCAACTACCTGAGTAGGGAACGGCTTTTAAATAAATATCTGTAGCGGATGAAGAAACGGTAAAATCTACAGGTACGTTTCCTATTTCGTTAAATTGGGTACTATAAAATACAGATCCAGTATCTGTCCAACTTGCCACAACTTTATTCGCTCTTGAACTAGGACCATCATTTATAAACACAAACCACTTTACCGAATTACCACTTTCAATTGGTATTGAATCAATATCTCTAGAAGCAGTCACTTGACCAACAACGCTTGTTGACAGCGACCCAGTCACTCCTCCACCAACAATATTTAACGAAGGAACGGCTAATGTTCCTGTATCGCTAAATACAGAAGAAGATTGTACATTTTCAGATATACTAGCGGTAGCAACAAGATCAGCAGTATTTGTCTTGTCCACATACATCGTCGTTTTATTTGCTGTTGATATATTAACGTCAATCATATCATCATTCTTATTAGTTTAATGGTCCATGTGCCATATGATGGATTTGCTATCAAACTTATAATTCCGCTCTGGTTAGTAGCTGACATGTATACAGGTACATCTCCAATTTGACTTACTTCTGTAGAATAGAAATTTATAGAAGAACTTCCCCATGTAGCAACAACTTCACTCGTTTTCAAAGCAGATCCACTCTTTATTGATACCAACCACACAGCAGCGTTTCCATAGGTATCCAAAAATTGATCGACTGGTCCGGACGCGGTAATTTCCGAGAATATATTTGTTCCAAACGATCCTGTGGATCCTCCTCCAAGCAAATCCAAAGATCCGATGGTTAGAGAACTGGTTTGATAATAACTTGCAGTTGGAGCAAAAGAAGAAGTGAATGCGGTGTTTGACGTAGGAGAATAAGAAGAATTATTGGCATATTGAATAAGACCAGGAAATTTTCCTTTGCTACCTTTTGAAAATATTTTTTCGGATCTTATTATACTTTTTATTCTTTCTTCTTTTGTAAGATAATTTGCTTTGTATTGAACAAATCCCCCAGTCACTGGCAACAAAGAAGACGTAAACGATTTTATCGAAGCTCTGTTTTCATATTTAACAAGACCAACGTCATTATTCTGATCTTCGGACTTTATTATACTTTTTATTCTTTCTTCTTTTGTAAGATAATTTGCTTTGTATTGAACAAACCCGCCGGTAGCTGGAGCCAAGGAAGAGGTAAATGATTTTACCGATGGTCTACTTGCATATTGTACAATTCCAGCCGATTTTCCTTGAGATTGTTTTTTCTCAGCTTTTCTAATATTATTTATTCTTTCTGACCTAGTTACTCCTTTAAATTTATTTATAGGCATAACTATACTACGATTCTTATATACTTGATAGTCCAAGTTCCAGACAATGGATTTGCCACCAAGTTAATCGTACCTCCTGTATTATTTACCGACATGTTGACAGGAACACTACCTATTTGAGATACTTCTGTCACATAATAATTTACAGATTCAGAATCCCAACCGGCCGCAACTTCAACCGATTTGAAATTTGTATCATCTTTAATTGATACAAGCCACATAACTGCGTGAGCAGGATTTTCTGGCATAGAGTCAATAGTTTCAAAAGTAGAAACATTCAACATTTCTCCGGTTTCAAAGGAGCTAGAAGCTGCTGATCCAGTTACTCCTGTAAGATCTAGAGCTCCAAGAGATAAAGATCCTGTTTCTATACCTTCTACAACTAGACTTGAGCTTACGGCAAACAAAGAAGACATAGCAGAAAATGCACTAGCGGCTTCACCGCTTAGATTTGCAAATTGAACCAATCCAGCAAATCCAGCTCCCAACTTCGCTTCTATAATTTCCTTTGGCTTTTTTGCCAACGCAACTTCCATGTCTTCTAAGCTTCCAACCATTTCTGTATCAAATATGATTTTTCTTGGTGTAAAAGCTTTTTGTACCGTAGATTTATAATTTTCGTATTTTTCTGGAAGAAGATATGCGTATACCATTAACGTGAATGTTGTCTTTACCACTCTGTCTTGTTCTGCTTCAACCGTAGTTTCAAAATTATAATCACTTATACTGGTTCTGAATTTAAATTTATTTTTGTCACCCCAATAATCTTCAGTTGAAAAATTTATTGCCTCAACTACCTTGTTTCCTTGCTCAACTAATTCTGTCCAAACAATAAAATCATAATTTATGATCACATGATCGGGCATAGCAACAGAATATACTTCTTTTGTTTTTTTAAATCCAGATAAAGTGGAAAATTTATCATATTTGTTTTTTTCGGAATATTGCTTTACAACAGGATATTGAAGATAACGATTGAGGGTTAACAATTGATCGTTTCTTTGCATTGTTGTTCTTCTGAATGCAATTACTGGAGTTTGAATCTTTCCGTTTTTGTCTCTAATAAATCCATCTTTTCTGATTGCTTTCCATCTTTCTGGAGAAGCATAATTTATGGGAACTTTTACTTGTCTGCCAGCGTCTATGATAGTCGGTGTTATCACCGTATCCATATAACTCAATATGGTGGTGTCAATGTCTATCAGATTTATAGATGGGGACTTTTCTTTGTCTTTGTCTCTTCTTACAGCAAATGCTCTGTTTTTTACACGTAAAGAACCATCTTGAGTCTCAGTTTTTTTAGATCTGGACATTTCTGTCCCATTACTTACTGGGTTGTAAGTAGTATTTACCGATGGTTTTGTTATGTTTCCGCGCCAGGCCATATGTTAGTTATTTCTTTCCATGACATTAAGTGAAGTTATCTTGGTATAATGGGCGTTGCATATTATACTATGGCTCTTATCAGTTTGTCCTCCAAGTAATTGTTCTTGTACAACATTATCAATTTCATAATAGCGATCATTCCACAATACAATATCCCCAATTTCTGGATAAAAGTTTACTTCTCTAAGCATCTTTTCACGCATCTTGAATACATGAGTTTGATTACGGTTCGGACCAAAATCATCATATTCAGCCGTCATTTCTGGTCGTTCAACGAGAACAGACATTTGAATTGCTGGTAGATACCATTTGCCAGATTCCGCGGCAGTTTCTCCATATATGTTCGTCTTTGTCTCGTTTGGAGAAATCTTGAATATATAAACAAGATTTTCAATAATGTCTCCCATCAACTCACCGTTTAATGAGTTTACGAGATTAAGATCCCTCTGTGAAAAATATCTGCCTTTTAGTCCCATGATTTTTTAAAAATTAATTGACGCATTTCGTTCGTGGTTATAGGATTTTCTTCTCTTATACGTATTATTTTTATCCCTTTTTGCTCAGCCAATCTATTTTTGAGTTCATCCACTTCCATATTCTTTTTTTGAAACTCATACTTACAGTCGTCTTTGCTTTTTGGATGCCAGAAACTTCCATCGAATTCAAGTAAAATATTCTGGTCTGGTAAATATGCGTCGTAGTATCTGCCACCGATGTAATATTGAGGAACATAATAAACTCCAATTTCTTTTAACATCAAATAATACTTTCTTTCTAGAGAAGTAAAATTTGTTTTGGGTTTAAGTGTTCTTTTTATTCCGGTGTCTTTTAGTCGTCTCCTTTCGTTTTTGGTCAGAATATTGTCAAATATTGAAAATGGCTTCATCCGATATAAATTCCAAGAGGGACTCTTTGCAATGTTTGCTGCATTTGTTCAGCCTCCGCGGCTCGCATTTCCATTTGAGCCTTTCTTCCAGAAGCTTCAAGATTTTCACGAAGTTGAGTAATAAGTATTTCTTTTTCGGCGGATGCTTCTTGTCTCAATTCGCCACCGTCAAGAGTAACTTCTGCTCCTGGTATCGGAATACTTTGGTATTTTTGACGTATAGCTCCAAGAACTTCTTTGCATAGAGCCAAGAAATATTTTCTTATCCACTGTTTTCCAACAGAATTTACCGTAGAATATGGTATAACATTATATGGAACATTACTATAATCTCCAATAGTATTGGATCCTATGGCTTGAGACCCACTGTAGTATGATCCAGATGGACTTATGCCTTGAGCATCTCTTTCCGTCCCAAGAAGATATTCAAAGTGAAGTTTAAAATCATAAGTTGGTATAGGAAAGATAGAAAGCTTGTTATTAATAAGTTCAAAGCTATATCCAGATTTACGAACCAAATCATTGAATTCAATAGCTTGCATGCGAAGCAGATCTTCAAAAATTGGCGTCATTAGAAATTGTGTTGCTGGAGAATAACCAGCAAATCCCATTTCATTGAGAATATTGCTATAACTCATACCCGTCATGCTAAACGGGTCGTATATACGTGCGGATGCAGGCGATGGTCCGTGGAATATTCTACGTATTTCTATACGATTAAAACTTTCACTAACATTGCCCCAAAGAGCTTGCAGATCATAGTGCTGTTTGCCTTCTTTCAAATCTATACTTCCAGATTTCCAGTCAACTAAACCGCCTACACCAAATTCAGTTCCATATCCCTGAGCAATTTTTATCATATATGGCAGTCCACTTCCTACCACGTTTGTTTGAGTGAGATTTATATTTGTTGTTGTACCCTGAAGAACTCCAATATTATTACGAATGTTGAACTGATTTACTTGGGCGCTATATTCAAAACAAGCCTCTTCGAAACAGGCATAAAAGTTTGTATCTAACATTTCAACGTCGGTTATAGGATAACCAAGACGTGTTGCTGCCCATTTAGCTGCGGCTTGTCCATCGGCTGCAAAAATTGAGTCCAATTCAAAAAACCCAAAAGGACAACTTCCTGTGGTAATGGCCGACCCAGAACCTGGCCAACGTACTCTGTCCTGGTCTACTGTATAATTTATTTGGTTAGACATATTATATAAATATATCCAGAGTATAGAAAATGTCTTATATACCTATATTTATAAATAGGTTATTTATGGTCTATGATTAAACTAAAAACCATCCTCAAGGAGATCAAAGTAGTGGAAGATATAAACGCCGATGTACAAGACGAACCTCGGGTAAAGTTTACTATGCCACAAGCATCTCAAGTTCAAGCAGCAGAAAAACCGTCAAAACAAAATACTCCATTTGTTAGTAAAGAACCAAATTTGTCAAAAAAAGTAAAAGATACATCATCCGACACAGAGATTATAAATGGAGCTTCCAACATAATATCAAAGTTTGAAAACAACCCAAACTATAAAAAAGGTGGATTTGATAAAGCTTCTGGTAAATGGTTTCCACATAAAAGTTTAGAAGGTGGAGCAGATACCATAGCATATGGACATAAAATATTACCAGGTGAAGATTTTAGTAAAGGGCTCACAGATTCGGAAGCTAAAGATTTATTAAAGTCGGATATAACCAAAAAATTAAAAGATGCTAGAAGGCTTATCAAAGATTTTGATTCTTTACCTCTTCAAGTAAAAATTGCTTCATTAAATGGACTATTTCGTGGAGATCTTGGTCCAAGAACAATTGAATGGCTAAACAAGAGAAACTTCAAACAAGCAGCGAAAGAATATCTAAACCACAAAGAATATAAAACAACATCAAATCAAGGTGTTGTAAAAAGAATGGACTGGAACGCTGCTATATTTAGAAGTGTATAAATTTTAAATGTTTTAAGGAGTTGGGGTAGGTGTAGGAGAAACGAATGAGCCAGAAGAATCCGCATAACTACTCGAAATTTGAGCCGGTGTACGTGCGTAATTATATATTTTTACGCTAGCTATACTACCTGAGAAGAAAGAAACTGGATTTCCTCCATAAAAGTGAGAACCTATGTATGTGTCTTGTGAAACATATGTCTGAGTCACGTTTGTATTGGTACTTATTGCTACACCATCTTTATACAATACCATCGTGTTTAAGGTATCATTAAATGTGACCGCTACGTGTTTCCATACGTTTGTTTGAAATGGACCAGAATCTCCTACAGCAGTATAATTTCCCCCAACCCCTGCGTACATCATTCCACTCGCAAACCAAAATGGAGAATCTTGACTTGAAACGATGTTTCTTGAGTTTGCATCAACCAGAGCAAAATTTATCCAAGATTCTACCGTATAAGATGTGCCGGTTAAAAGAGGCTGACCGATAAGAACTCTATCATTACCATCAAAAAAGAACTTTCCTCCGGTATAATCATTGACAAATGTGGCGCCGTTTATTTGACCTTGGAATTTTGACGTATCAACAAGATTATACCATATGCTTCCATATCCTGGATATGAAGTGGAATTTTTAGCATCATACCAAGCAATCAAAGCATCGTTGGAAACTGGTCCAGACAAACTGGAAACAGTGCGTCCAGAATTTGAAACTCTTTTCAGTTTAAACTTTGGATCGGCTGTGGACGATATTAATTTGATTGGCATATAACATTTATAAAATCAATCCAATGGCCAATCTTTGATACTTCCTTTTGCACTTTCAAGGAGTTTTTGTTTGTCTTTTGGAAGTTTTGGGTTAAAATCTATTCCTGTCTTTTGTTCAATATCTTCTATGCTTACAATATACTTGGGCAAATCTTCGACGGGCAGAGGAGAGTTTGGAAACAAGAATGCAATAGATTTATTGGACTTGGCGTCTATAGCTATTTTCCACAAATAATCTGGTATACCAACTTTACCAGCTCCGATACTTTTATATTCTTTGTTATATATTGTACCGCTGATAACATATAGATCTTTTTTGTCATCGACCACCCAATTTCTTACTTTTGTTTCTAACTGTTTCCAAATACCACGGTTATGATTTGGAACTTGAGGTACCATATTGGTAAGAAAGAAGCTTTCGCTCATGGCTTCATCGTTTTGAGTACAATTTCCAGCGGGAACAAGATGACCACGATCAAAAGGATTGCCGGCATAATCACTCAGTTGAGATTGATATTTTTCTGGTACTTCGGAATCTGGTCTAAAATCATCTTTACGTTTTGATCCGCCTAATATCTTTTCATTTGTTGGTTTTTCAACAACATACTCCGCGGTCTTGGTATCATATCGATAGTGTATAGCATACGACTTTTTTATAAGATATTGATTGTCTTTTTTTATACTACTATCAGGTGCTCCGTTTATTACAAAATGTGATGCCTTATCATCGATAGGATTGGCTAAAGCCAATGCTATAAACGAAACAAATGTCAGTATATATGTGTAGAATTTTTTCATATGTTTATAAATATAAAATTTTAATAAAAAAGACCCACCTTTCGGTGGGTCTTTTTGTTGTGAACGTTTATCCCGTTCCTTACGAAGATTAGACTTCGTTGAGGTGGCCGATTACGACCTTGCCATAGAACTCCGGACGGAGCATCTTCTTGGCATAACGTGTCATCACGCCACGGCGTGGTGTGAAGTTCACTGGGTCGTACACCAATGGTGTCTGAATCAGTGGGATGTATGGAGCGTATACAGCGCCGGTTTCGAGGAAGTTTGTTCCACGGAAACCAACCAACATGACGTTGTCGGTCATGTATGGGTTCTTGTAAACGGTCCAGCGGTTGCTTAGAGCACCGACCTTAGCAACACCCATTGCGAACTTGGCTTGATCGCCGTCCGTGTTGGTTGTGAAGCCAGGGATGCTTTCGATGATGGTAGCAACGTCTGGTGAGCAAACTAGGAAGTTTGCACCACCACGCAGTGTCAACTGGTGGATCTTGTTGCTGACCTTTTGGATCTTGTTACCCAAGGTTTGGAACCATGTGCTCTTGACATAAGCGGTACGGTTAGCAGCAGTGTCAGCGAAATTGCCGGTTGTGCTGTTGTATTCTGTACCGATACGAGCTGACCAGTATTCGGTTGTAGCCGAAGGAGCATTGGTGATCAACATGTCGAGGATTTCGAGGTCGATTTCCATCGAAACGTATTCTGACAGAAGAGCTGTCAATTCAGCTTCTGCATCAATGCTGTGGTAAGCGTTCAAGTCTTGAGCCAATTCTGGTGTCCAGACGGCCTTTAGCTTGCGTGTCTTTGCGACGATAGCTTCGCTCTTGAGTTCCAGATTGACTTCTGGAATTCCAACGTCGGCGTATAGACCAGAAGTACCAGCTGCTGCTGAAGCGGCTGAATCTTCGAAGTCGCCACGTGACTGGTCGGTTGGTTGAACGTGATATTCTACCAAGACAGTTGCGTTTGAAGCGAGGGCTGAAGCGGAGACGAAAAAGTAAACATAATCTCCGGATGTTGTTGTTGCTGCTGGATAGAAATCAACGATTCCAGATCCAGAAACGGTGAATGCACGAACTCCGTTAGCGTCGAAGTTTGTACCGCTGAGGTCAACGCGGACCTTACGGATGTCACCAGAAGCAGCTGAAGCGCTTAGTTCGGTGACGAAGTTTACGTCACTCCAAGAAGCGGTTGTTACTGTTGATGTTTCCGATGAGGACTGATCGTTGATGGTATATCCGAAGCGGCCTTGGCCATATAGACCGTTGGTTGCGCTGTTGGTTGAACCTAGCTTTGTTCCTGTACCACCGAACAACGATTGACCGTTGAATGCTGGTTTGCCGGCTTGAGCTGTACCATACTTGAAGTCTAGATAGAATACTAGACCTGATGGTAGGTTCATTGGTTGAACGCTGACGAATTCCTTAGCAGCGATTTCAGCGAACACACGACGGACCAATGGTAGAGCAACGCCTGCCCATTGTTCGGAGTTCGATGAGGTACCTGTACGGGTAGCTTCGTCGATCAGTTGTTTTGCTTGGTTTTCCAAGAGGATCGACATATGGGATTTTTCCATATCTGTGCTGATACCTTCTAGAAGACCA